TGCCACCCGCCAGTCGGGTAAGTCCGAGGTGCTTTCCAACGTGATGGCTTCCATGATGGTCATCCTCCCGCGCCTGTCCAAGGTGTATCCCACATGGCTGGGTAAGTTTGAGAAGGGGTTCTGGTGCGGCGTGTTTGCCCCCGTGGAGGATCAGGCCGACACCGTGTTTGGGCGTATTGTCAGCAAGTTGACCAGCGAGCACGCCATGGATTTCCTGCTGGACCCGGAGATTGACGACAAGGCGTCTTCGGGGGGTGCGCGAGGTAAAGGGCGCATTATTAGCCTTAAAAAGTCTGGATCGCTTTGTCGCATGCAAACTTGTAACCCTAAGGCTAAGATTGAATCAAAGACCTACCACTTTGTAATGATTGACGAGGCTCAGGAAGCCGACGAGTTCATGATTTCAAAGTCCATCAAGCCCATGTTGGCCTTTAATAACGGGTCTATTGTCCTCACGGGAACTGCTACCCGTAGTAAGTCATACTTCTATAAAATGATTCAATTCAATAAACGGCGTGACACTAATGCCCGCCGTGGGCACAGGCAGGCCCATTTTGAGTATGACTGGCGCACAGCGGCCAAATACAACGATAACTACGCCAAGTTCATTGCGAAAGAAAAGACCCGCATCGGAGAGGACTCCGACGAGTTCCAGATGTCTTATTGCAATAAATGGATTCTGGAAAAAGGCATGTTTGTCACCGAGGAGCGCATGGAGCGCCTCTACGACCCCTCCATGACCCTCATTAAGAAGTGGTGGCGTAGCCCGATTGTTATGGGCATAGACGTAGCCCGAACGAATGACTCCACCGTTGCCACGGCGGTGTGGGTGGACTGGGATCACCCGGACGGTTTCGGGTTCTTTGAGCACCGTGTCTTGGACTGGCTGGAAATCAACAATGTGGAGTGGGAACAGCAGTACTTTGAGATCATTGACTTCATCCGAAACTTTGATGTGTACCGGATCGGAGTTGACTCTCAGGGCGTCGGCGGGGCCGTCACGGAGCGCCTCCAGTTGCTTCTACCTGAGATTGAGGTCGTGGCCGTGTCCTCGGACGCCAAGGCCCAGAACGAGCGCTGGGTGCACCTCATGGAACTCATCCAGCGTGAGCAACTGATTATCCCCGGGCACTCCAAGGCCCGGAGAACCCGGTCGTGGAAAAAGTTCAACCAGCAGATGTGTGACTTGGAGAAGGTGTACCGAGGCCCGTACCTGCTGGCGGCGGCTCCGGACGAGAAGGGCGCGTTTGACGACTTCCCAGATTCACTGGCAATTGCCTGTTCCATGACCGTTTTAGACGTAATGCCGATGGTTGAATCTTTCAACTCCCCCTTCTACACATGAAAATATGGTACGATAGGAACCACAAGGACCCTTATTAGGAGGAAACCCTACATGACAGTTGCACCCGTTCCCATGTTCCCCGAGAAGGGCACTCCCGTGTTTGAGCGCTCCTTCGCCCCGAGCATCCCCGGTAACCGTGGACCGCTCCGTTTTGAGGAAGGTGTCGCCACCGACACGGACGTTCCTTACGACTTCGGCGTTGGCGCTTACGAGGACACCGCTCCCTCGCCCATGCGGATGAACCACAATAACCCTGAGATGTTCTACAAGTACGCTGAGGAGACCATGCGTGAGCGTGCTCACGTTGGTTCGGCCTCTTGGATTGAGGCCCCCACCGTGCTCGGTGAGTTCGTTCAGGGTTCCATGGCTGGCGACATGATGCCGCAGTTTGAGTACTCGTACAACACGGGTGGTCACATGAACCGCCCGAACCCGACCGTCGTTTACGACTGAGCATGTACGGCACCGAGAACTTCTCGGTGACTTACCCGAAACCTGTCAGCGCCATCGGGGAGTCCCCGCAACTATCGTCGTACGCGGAGATGGCAAGCCGCTTTGCCCGCGTGCGTAGTGGCTTTGGCATTACCCCTGCAAAGTCATACCTGACGGACACCGCCGTATCCAACCCGTTCGTACCCAGCCCCATGGGGGGCAAGCGTGCGTTGCTGGGACCCCGGCGCCTAGAGGGCATGGGTGAGTTTGTATTGGACCCCATGCAGAACTTTAAGCCGGAAACGCTGGACTTGGAGGGCTACAAATACCGCTCTAAGATCGCGGCCCCTCAGAAGGACAGCAACGGTACGGCATCCATTAGGCGTAAGGGGCTTAGCGCCTATAAGCGCGTTAAGGCTGGTAAAAACCCTAACCCGCCCGCACTCCCGAAAACGAAGGTGTACTGATGGCTTTTTTTGATGTACCCAAGAGTACCGGACCTGATGACAAGACACCGGAACAGTTCATGGCTAACACGGCTAGGCGGCTAGTTACCATGGGGATGCACTTGCCTAACCACGTTATTGAGTCAGGGCGCCAGTGGTACCCAGTCGTACATGAGGCGGCGAAAAAGACGGTGGGCATGGATACCGCGGAGGGTCGTCGCATTAAAGACATCAGTACTGCGGGGGGCATTATTGCGGCAGTGTCCCCTAATCTGGACTTTGACTCCCGAAACATTCACGCTGTAACTGAATTGGCAGGTTTGGAGTCTTCTGACTGGGACATGATCCGCCGCAGTGCTACCGCTAAGCAGGCTGACGGTAAAACACAGGCACCGCGTAATCCTGAAGTGACCGCAATGCTTCGGGAAAAAGCCCCATCTTTGGTTAGTTCTTACGATACCGGGTTGGTTAAGGCGCACAGATTGCTTAGTGGCGATCAACTCCGAGATGTCCTACCGCGGGCATCGGCACCAAAAACCTCGCATTTTGCCGATAACATTATTAATCCATTTGAAGATACCGGAGTCACGGTGGATTATCGCCACCACGACATTGTTGCGAATCAGATGATATCTCCAAAAGTCTCTCGTGGCATCAGCACCGCAGATTTGAAGACTGCGGGGCGGCGTACTCGGTATGAGGACATTGAACATATAACACGGCTGGCTTCCACTCTTGCCGGTAAGCGTGACGAGCGCTTCCGCGGCATCTTGCCCCATGACATGCAGGCCATTCTATGGATGGGTGGCAAGCATATTGAGACGCAAGGCGGAGCCCGCAGAGTCGGTCCCGCAAGAAAAGGTCAACCGTATACTACGGAGACTGGTGCGCCGCTACCCCGAGACGCTCACTTCTGGGTTGGTACCGCGGATCACTTGTAATCTTGAAGAACGTCCCAAGCGTCTTCAAGTAACAGCATTGTTTCTTGGATATTATCCATAGTTATTGAACATGTGTAACTTTCTAGCGCTTTAAATACAACTTCAAAATCATCTCTTGTAAGGGTCACATACTGTCCGTCAGTCATGGTACAAACATTATCAGAACCTTGAATTGAGATAACAATCTCGGCGTCTTTGGCCCTCTGATAACCTCTCCTTCCCAACGACATAAGGAGAGAACAGTGCACCCCGGAGATGCGGAACTGCTTGAAACATACTTGACAAGAATCGCCCCCAGAGGCTATCAAGAAGAGCAGGAAGTGCTACGGTTACTGTCGGTGCTTAAGGGCATCCAGAAGTCGTCATACCATAAGGAGCAGAAAGTTGAGCGAGTTAAGTAAGGAGTTACTCTCGCGTACGCCCGTGAACTGGGGTTGCGGTATTGCAACTTTGCGCGAAACCCTAAACGACGAAGACAGGAACACCCTTGATTTGTCGCTTGACCGTATCAAGGCAGACACCGGTCAGGGTCGTTCTAAGGTGTACTCTTCATCATGGCTTGAAAAAGTCCTTAAAAACCACGGACACTCAATCAGCAGAAGCACGATTGAACGACACATAAGAGGGAAGTGCAGTTGTGGCAAGTCTCAGTGACGATCTCAACACCCCGCCGTCAAAGGTAACCCTCGGCAAGATTGCCGACCTCCTTCAGCGCAATAACATTGACGTTGACGAGGTTGGTTCAATCAAGCGGGTGTCTCTGTACCAGAGCATGATCAAGAACGACGTTGGTCAGGCCGAGGTGCACGACCTCATGGGCATCCAGTTCAACCCCAAGTGGGCAGACGGACCCGAGTGGCCGGTGGTCCAACCCGGCCCCGCAATCAAGGTACCCATTCGTAAAGCCACCGCCAAGGACACCGAGGGCTATAAGACGGCGGTAATCCTTCCCGATATGCAGATCGGCTATTATCGGGGGCCCAACGGACTGGAGCCCACTCATGACGAAGAAGCGCTTGCCATTGCTCTGGCAATTACCCGAAAACTCAACCCCGATAGAGTCGTCATGGTCGGAGATAATCTGGATTTCCCCGAGTTTGGAAAGTACCGGTTATCTAGTGCCTACGCTCTCACAACCCAAGCCTCCATTGACCGAGCCACAACGCTCTGCGCGGAAATCCGGGCGGCGGCGCCGAACGCAGAAATAGATTGGATTTCTGGTAACCATGAAGAACGCCTCAGTAATTTCCTTATTGACAACGCAAAAGCCTCGTTCGGCATTCGGAAAGGTAACACTCCAGATTCTTGGCCTGTTCTTAGCGTTCCTTATCTATGTCGTTTTGATGATTACGGGATTAACTATGTGGCTGGTTATCCGGCTGGACAAGTCTGGATTAATCAAAGGCTTAAAGTCATTCATGGCAACAAAGTCCGGTCTAATGGTTCAACCGCTCACGCCTACCTCAACGACAGCAAGGTCAGCGTCGTCTACGGGCACATTCACCGTAGGGAATGGTGCGAAAAGACCCGTCAGGATTGGGACGGTGCAAAGACCGTCATGGCGGCGTCACCGGGCACGTTAGCCCGCTGTGATGGGGCTGTGCCCAGCACCAAGGGCGGAATTGACTTGGACGGGCGCCCTTTGACCATTGTTGAGGACTGGCAACAGGGCCTCGCGGTGGTGACGTATGAGGAAGGCGAAGGGCAGTTCTGGTATGAGCAGGTTCCGATTCACAATACGAGTGCCTTTTTCCGTGGTAAGGTTTACCAGCCGTAACAAAGGGATTACCATGTCAAAAAAGCACAAAATCAAGGCTGTCATGGTGGTTTGGGACGATGCGTTTGACGGGCCCGGGGGGTGGGTGTACCCCGACAAATACCGACCCTTCATTGTTGACCCCCTTACTATTGGCTGGATGCTGAGCAACGATGACGATAAGTACCTCACCCTGTACTCCTCGTATTATTACGATGAGGAGGGGGATTTAATATGCTCAAATCCTATGCATATTCCTCGTGGTATGATTAAGTCCATTACTCCCATTAAAACGAAGAAGATCGGGGGCCGGTAATGGCGCGACGCAAGGCACGGGGTAGTCGGGCAGGTCTCCGACGAGGGGAACTTTCTCAGGCTGAAATTGAAAAGAGCGGCCCCCAGCAACCCGGGGAAGGTTTTTCTATCCGTACCTCCGGTCGTGGCGCCGGTGGCCCCGCACGCAATGTGTTCTCTGTGGGGTACGCCCCGGAGGCTGGGCGTGGTGCTGAAGTCGCTGTAGACCCCCGCGAACCCGCGGCCGACCAGTTGCTGGCATTTAACCGTGCTAATGCTGACGTACTCGGTACCCCCGGTGCCAACATGATTCAGGGTGGCTGGCATGATCCTGATTCTGGTGTCGTTCAGCAAGACACCTCGGTGGCTTTGCCCCTGACTGCCTCCGGACTCGGAGCCGCTATGGCTATTGGTGCACAGAGCCGTCAGGAAGCCATTGGCATGCTCGGACCATCGGCTAAAGCCCCGTACATCAGGGATGTCAACATCCCGAAGCACTTGCATCCAGACCAGTTCGTCTGGGAAGAGGGCACTTCTCCCCGCGTGGAAAAGGCGGGGGGAGTCGTGCGTATTACGCCAACCCGTGGTGAGATGATCGGCGTAGAAGCCGACATTCTTGCTGAGCAAATGGGTCTACCTAAGGACTAATACTTAATGCCTGTTGATTTTTGGTCGCCATCCTATAGAGCCTCGTCCAGTGACCTGACGGTCGCCATCTCGCCCCTTGGGCTGGTGGAGTTGGCTGACGAAGAGTTTGAGGTCCATGGCCCCCGCCTGAATCGCTACTCGTCCTGCTGGGCGTGGTATTTGGGACACCACTGGTCGTACCGCCGTGAGATGGGCGAGCAGAACATCACCATGAACTACGTCCGTACCATGTCGGACTACATCACGAACTTCTGTTTTGGTAAGGGCATCCAGTTCAAAGTGCCTGAGCAGAACGGCGCCATCATTCCCCATCTCCTCCATGAGGTCTGGGAAAACCATAACTCTAAGCATTATGTGCTTTGGGAGATGGGTCAGTTGGCCGGTGTTACTGGCGATTGCTTTGTCAAGGTCGCTTACGAGGAGCCGTACGTTGACCCCGCTGGTATTGGTCATGCAGGCCGAGTTCGTATTATCCCCCTTAACCCCGCGCACTGCTTCCCTGAGTACCACCCCCATGACCGCGACCGTATCCTGCGTTTTAAACTGAAGTACCGCTTCTGGGGAACCAGCCCCGAGGGTACCCGGCAGGTCTATACCTTCACGGAAATCCTCACTGACGAGTCGGTAGAGCAATATATCAACGACGAGTTGATTGACCAGTACCCGAACGCCATTGGTCTTATCCCTATTGTCCACATTCCTAACATGACGATCTCGTCGTCGCCATGGGGTCAGTCGGACATCTGGGACATCATCTCTCTGAACCGTGAGTTGAACGAAAAGATGACCGAGGTCTCGGACATCATCAACTACCACGCCGCCCCGGTGACCATCATTACCGGCGCTAAGGCCAGCCAGTTGGAGCGTGGCCCTAAGAAGGTCTGGGCCGGTCTACCCAAGGACGCCTCGGTGTACAACTTGGAGTCCCGTGGCGAGATGGCTGGCGCTCTGGAGTACATCCAGTTCATTAAGCGGGCTATGCACGAGATCACTGGTGTGCCTGAGACTGCATTGGGACAATTCCAACCCGTGTCTAACACCTCTGGCGTTGCCTTGGCCATCCAATACCAGCCCATGATGAATCGCTATAACCAGAAGAAGATTCACTTTACGAAGGGTCTGGAGAAGGTTAATGAGATCATCATCCGTACATGCGCGGTATTTGAGCCTCAAATGCTCCAGTTTAATCCCGGGGTGGCGGCACCTCCCGAGCCCGATCAAGCGTTGGTTCTTGACCCCGCCGACCCCGTGGTTTACCAGACGCAAATCCACTGGCCGGAACCGCTTCCGGTGGATGTCCTTATCAAACTTAATGAAGTTCAGGCCAAGTTGTCGCTTGGCTTGGAGTCCAAGCGCGGTGCTCTCAAGATTCTTGGGGAAGAGTTCCCGAACGAGAAAATGCTTGAAATCTTTGAGGAATTGCGTGATGATGCTCTTGATCAGGGTGCGCTAGATATGTTGCGTGCTCAGATTCAGCAAGCCGTAATGCTAACTACAGGTATTATTCCCGGACAAGAGGGAGAAAGTAGTGTAGTATCTGCGGGAGGTGAAGCAGGTGGTGGTCCTCTCCCGGGAGTACCAGCCATCGGTGACGCCGAAGGACAGATGATTAACAACATAATCCAAAGGGCATACGGAGCAAGGTTCGCCCAGCGCCGTTTGCCAGACGAAGAATAAAACCGTTATCCCAAATCAGTCAGTAAAAGCCCAACAAGCAAGAGGTAAAAGAAATGAATATTCAGGACGGTGACGGGATCGTGATCCCGGTATCCAACGACACTCAGGAAACACCCACGGCTCGCCCGGAAGGTCGTGTTTTCACCGAATCCGAGGTTGAAGCAATTCGCCGTCAGGAGAAGGACAAACTGTATAAGCGTGTTGAAGACGCTGACGGTCGTGTCCGTACCCTTGAGGAGCAGTTGTCTGTCATCTCTCAGGAGCGCGAAGCGGCCCGCCAAGAGGCCGCAGAACGAGCCCGCGCCGAGGCGGAGATTCTCCGTCAGCGTGAAGCCGAGGAATTGAGCGCCAAGGAACTTCTCTCCAAGCGTGAGGACGAGTTCAACCAGCGCATCAATCAGGTGGAGCAGGAATGGCGGAGCAAGTTTGAAGAAATTGAGCGCCAGCGTCAGGCGCAGGAGGCCCTCCTTGAGAAGGAGCGGCGCATCCAGCAGATTGAGTCTTACCGCCAGCGTCGTATGGCGGAGGAGCAAGAGACTATTATCCCCGAACTTCGTGACCTTATTTCGGGAAATAGTGAAGAAGATATTGATAATAGTATTGCTGTACTCCGTGAGCGCAGTAATGCTATAATTGAATCAATCCAACAGGCGACTTCCCAAAGCCGTCTGCGGGGACCGCAGGTAACTGCGCCCCCGACTGGGCCAATGGAAAACCAATCGGAATACCAGACGCTGTCGGCGGATGACATCCGCCAAATGCCGATGGATCAGTACATGAAAATGCGTGAACGGCTCATGCAAGCGGCTCGGTCCCCCCGAGGGCGCTTCTAACCAAAACCCAACAACAACCTATCCCGGAGGATATTCAAATGGCCCTTCCCGCCCCTGTAGGGGGTGCGATCACCGGAGCAGGTCTTGGTTCCATCACCACGACCGGCTACTCCAGCGACGCGACCCTCTCGCCCGCAATCCAGCAAATCTGGTCCAAGGAGATTCTGTTTCAGGCGATGCCCGTGCTTCGCTTTGAGCAGTTCGCCGTGAAGAAGACCGAACTCGGCGTCATGCCCGGTCTGACCATCAACTTCATGCGCTACAACAACCTCAGCGTCAACGAGGACTCGGGTGCGACCCTTACCGAAGGTGTTCGCATGGAGCCCACCTCGCTGTCGGCTAGCCAGATTCAGATCACCGTGTCTGAGCATGGTCAGGCTGTTGCCGTGACTGAACTCCTGCTCAATGCGTCGTTTGACGACGTCATGGCCTCGTCGTCGCGCCTCCTCGGCCGTCACATGGCTCAGAGCATGGACATTCAGGCTCGTAACACCCTGTACAAGGCTGGCGTGCCGTTCGGCGGCGGGTCGGCTGTGGCTCCGAGCGTCGTGTTCGGTCGCACCGCGGCCTCGGCTCGTGGCGCCATCAGCCCCTACGATGCCGGTACCCTCGGCACCGCCTCGGCCCCCGGCTACCTCAGCCCGGCTTCCATCAAGGACGCCGTGGAGGTGCTCGCTGGTCAGAACATCCCGCGTCTGGGCGACACCTATGTGTGCTTCGTTCACCCGTCGCAGAGCCGCTCGCTCCGTGACTGGCCGGAGTTCATTGAAGTCACGAAGTACGCCGCCCCCGGCAACTTCATGCTCGGTGAAATCGGCCGTCTGTACGATGTGGTGTTCATTGAGACCACGCAGGTCAAGAAGGGCTTGGACGCCACCGCGGCTTCCTCGTCTCTGTACGACCTCGGCGCGACCCTTGACTCGGCTTCGGCCGCTGGCTTCCAAGAGAACGCTGACGCCTACAACGCCATCATGATCGGTGACAACGCCTTCGGTCACGCCATCGCCCTCCCGGTTGAACTCCGCGACGGTGGTGTCATTGACTTCGGTCGTGAGCACGGTCTGGCGTGGTACGCGATCTGGGGCTTCGGAGTCATCACTCACGAGAGCCGCGTGATCCTCAACACCCTCGGTGGTGCGATTTCCTGAACTTAGGTTCAGATGAGATGTCGGCGGTGGGGGCCTATGGCCCTCACCGCTGATAATCTAAATACCAAACAACAAGGAGAAGAAGAATGGCAACCAGTAAAAACAACCCGGCTTTTGCCGAACTTGACGACACCGCCGATGTGGTGGAAGTCATTGAAGAGACCCCCGTGGTCTCTGCCCCCAAGTCTGCCCCGGCGCAGGACAACCTCGTCACGGCCCGTGTTAAGGGAACGTGGAAGATGTTCTGGGGCCGTGCAACTTACGATTTTGAAGATGGTAAGCGTTACCGCATCCCCCGCGATCTGTACGACTACCTCGTGCGACATTCAAACATTTACGACACCGTCTGAGGTAACTAATGGCTTTTATCGTCCCCAATGCGACTGCGACGGGAGCAAGCAAGAAGTTCATCAGCATCAACCAAGCCGAACCCGACTCGGTTGATCTGGAGTCTCTTGGCAACACCCGTAACTTTATTCGCAGTGGTGGGGCGGTAACTGTCTCTGGAACTAACAGCGTCGCCGTTTCCGCTGGTGTGGCGGTAATTCAAGGAGTTCCTTACTCCTTCAACTCCTTTACGACGACCGCGACCCTCCCGGCGTCTAACTCCCGGTTTGACCTTTTGGTTGTGCGCCTGACGGGGTCTACCGCCGCCGTAACCAACATCACAGGTACTGCCGATCCGATAAACCCGACCCTGCCTCCCAGTTCCTCGGTGCTGGAGACCGGTTCTACGGTGACGGAATACTACAACCCCAACACTGACGCCGTTCTTGCGTCCGTCTACCTCGTGGCGTCTACGAACCTAGACACCTCTTCAAACTACGCAAATCTTGTAGATAAGCGTATTTTGAGCGCCGAGCCCCTGACGTACACTTCGGCTAGCGCCCCGACACACAGTGCGAAGGATGTAGTGGGTGACACTGTCGTCTATAACGGCGCTACCTATATCAAGACCGCCGCGAGCACATGGGCCCAGATCGCTACCACCGTGGACACAGCGGCTGTAGCACTGCCGGTGGGCTCCATATTTGCGTTTGCTGGTACTCATAACACCTCTGCCTCGCCCAACTCGTCTTATTACATGGAGTGCGACGGCCGGTCACTGTCCACTACTACCTACGCTGGTCTGCATTCTGTAATTGGCTACTCGTTCGGTGGTTCTGGTGGAGCCTTCAATATCCCTAATTTGACCGGCGACACCGCCGTAGTGGGAGCGTCTCCGGCTGAGATGACCTCTACCAAGGTTGCAAGCACCTCTAATACCGCAACGCTTGCAGTTGCAAATATGCCCGCGCACAACCACGGAAATGTCACTGTTGACTTTGGTACGAAGTCTGGTACTGGTACTTACGATAACCACAGCCATTACATATTTGATGGAGGCAATAACCCCAACCTTAGTTTTGTACGGCGCAAGGGTGGCGGATACCCCGGTACGGGCCCAATCTATGTAATCCCCTATGACAGCAATGGAGATGGTATTGCTGACGGCCTCTCCGCTGTAAACGGCGGAATGGTTGTTGATGAAGTGGTCAGCACCTCTGGTATTGCTACCTACCGTGGCGTTACCGTAAGCGTACCAGTCGGGTCGGCTTCCGGGGCCGTACCGTCTCAAGGAAGCGGGACTTCCTTCAGCATTCTGCCGAAAAGCCTGCGTGTTCGTTGGTTTATCCGTTACGCATGAGCGACACCCCGATTGAACCCATTGAGGACGGGACCTCAGAGCAGATCATCTTGAAGCGCGGTTTTATGGTGCACCGCCTTCGGGAAACTCAGCCTGCTGTAAATCAGCCCGCTCAGGACTCTATTCCCGGAGCAGGCTCGGGCGATCAGTAGTAATATAGAGATTCATGGCGACAATCTCCGATATTTCTAAAATCGCAAGAAACTACTTACGAGACTTCCCCAAGTTCTTTCAAGTATCTTTTCCTGTTGTTGGACGTACCTACGAACTAGGCCACATCAACATTGACCCAAGTACCGTGTGGGTGGCCGTAGTCGGTGGCCCCGGAACGGCGGCGTCCACTTTGACGACTGCGGATTACGCATTGGACTCGCGCAACGGCATCCTACGCTTGGCTACAACGGCCTCGTCATCGCTGACGATACTGGTTGAGGGTTACTACTACGAGTGG